ATGGCCGCGATAGTCAAGATCGGCGCCAAGTGGCGCGCCCAGGTACGCAAGGCAGGACGCAAGTCTATCAGCAGGACGTTCGAGACCAAAATCGAGGCCCAGCGCTGGGCGTTGGAGATCGAGGGAAGCTCGGCCGAAACCGCATCCATGACGGTGGCCAAGCTGATTGAGAAGTACCGCGAGCTGCGGGCGGAATCGGGGCGCCCGATCAAGTCCAAGTCCAATGAAGATTACATGCTCCAGCACCTCGCGGCCGAGGACGACGGGCTGGGGCAGGTGAAACTTGAGAAGCTCGCCACCTCGCACCTTGTGACCTGGTGCCAGCGTCGCCAGCGTGCTGGCGCCGGGCCTTACACGGTCAACATGCATATGTCCAAGCTGGGGACTGCAATTCGCCACACCAAGAGCATTCTCAACCTGCGCATCGGGGATCCTGTTGGCGACGCCCGGCCGACGCTGCACCATTTTGGACTGATCGGCCCGGGTAACAAACGCGACCGCCGGCCCACGGCCAAGGAGCTGGAACAGCTGTATGAATACTTCGCCGAGCACTTCCCCTATATGGTGGATGTGCTGACGGTGGCTATCAATACGGGGCTGCGCCAGGGCGAGATATTCCGCATCCGCTGGGCCGACCTTGACGACGTGCGCAAGCTGATCATCGTGCGAGACCGCAAGCACCCTAAGCAAAAGATCGGGAACGATCAACCCATTCCGCTACTGGGCGAGGCGTGGGCGGCGATTGATCGACAGCCGCGCGACACTCCAGACGGGCGGATTTTCCCGTACCGCGCCGCGACGGTGAGCCAGCTATTCACGCGGACGTGCGTGACGCTGGAGATTAAAGACCTGCATTTTCACGACATGCGCCATGAGGCCGTGAGCAGCCTCTTTGAAGCAGGCTGGCAGATTCCCGAAGTGGCCGCCGTGTCCGGACATAAGGACTGGCGCCAGCTCAAGAGGTACACCCAAATTGACCCGGCAGGACTTCATAACAAAGTCCTGCCGATGCCAAAGCGCGTTGCTTAGACTGCGGCGGTTAGTGCCGCCTCGCGGTAGCGCTGGTCCAGATACTCCCCGACAGCGCGCACGTCGGCGTAACGGTTGCGGCCTTCGGTGTACGTGGGGACCGCACACTTGTCGTCAGAGATCAAGTTTCGCAACGAGCCTTCCTTTATGCCTAGCTCGGTGGCCAGCTCGCCCATAGTCAATCGCATGCGGCCGTATCGCATATACAAGATGATGGCCGTGGAGGCAGTGGGCGGTGTGCTCGTCTTGTCGCTCATACTGGCGTCCCCCGCGTTTGACTCGCCAGCCCATCAAGGGTGCCGTACCTGGACGCATCCATATCGGAACGATGCTTTTGCTGATTGGCTGCATGAGCCAGTAGGTGCATGGTGGTGTCCACCTGGGCGCGCGACAGTGGAACAATCAGCGTGAGCGCATCGACCATTCCCATCACGCGGGAGTACGTGTCTAAAAGGGTTTGATCGTGCAGCCTGTACTTATCCGTGAGCGCCTGCAGATACTTCGTGGCACGCCGTGTAATGAGGCCGGCGCCGGAGCTGGCTGACCGCTGCGCGTCACGCGAAAATGTGGCCAGCAGGTCGACGGGGACCATCGCAAGTTGCGCAGCTGAATCCTTCGACCGATGACAAAGCTGTACGTTGACCATCCGATGTTGCAGTTCGGCGGACAATGAGTGCCGTGATTCGGGTGCAAAGAGGGCCGCTCCATGGAACCAGTGTTGTTTCGAGGGCTGGCCGGAAGCGCGATTGGAAACCTCATACGGGCGATTGCCCGCAAACACGTTGATCAGCTCGAGTCCTTCCGGGGCTGAATCGAGTTCGATCAATACAACAGGTCGGCCATCATTCTCATCGAGCTGTCGCGCGAGCGCGGCTGGTGTCATCTTATGGGGCATCCATCCGAGATAGCAGTCTCGGCCAAGCAGCTTCCACAAGAACTCAATGAGCGCGTCCTTACCCGTGCCAGCCTGCCCATAGACTTGCATGAGGGGGAAGCGCGTCCAATCCTGCATGAGGTAGTTGCTGCATTGCGCGCCGTACCAGTAGGCGAGGGCGGCGATGCCTTCGGGGCCGAAGGCATCCCAAAATAGATTTGCGCAGATAGCGGGGTAATGGTCTTTATTGGTGTGCATGGTTTCACTCGTCAATATCTGCCGCACTCGCGCGCTTGTAGTCGCGGGGCAGCGTAGTGTAGGGGGTACTAGCGGCGGGCAGGCGCAGCGGCGGCGCCGCTGGTGGTGGCCGAAATTCACCAGCTCGCGGATGAGCGAGCGCCAAGGCGGTGATTTCGAGGCAGCGGGCCAACACGGGCGAGCGCATGGCTTCGGCCAGCGTGCCGCGTAGATCGGCTGCGGCGTGGGCTTTGGCCAGCATTGCGGGAGAGGGCTTCACCATGCTCATGCCCCCTTCTTGAAGACCCAGCAATGCACCGTAGATGCCATGGCGCTACCCGCTTGGCTGCTGTTCTGGCGCATCCGGCTCTTGACGGTCTTGACGCCCAGGAACTTGAATTTGCGGCTGGTGCGGAGAACCTTCTTCAAGTCGCGTAGCGCCGGAACTTGCTGGCGATGGCTGGAGGCGACCTCAATAAACTGGTTCAGGTTCACAGCTATCACGTCCTCATCGCAGGAGTGATTCAGCTGAGGCGCCATTTCATCGTCGCCATTCAGGTACGCATAGGCATCCCAGAATTCCTGCACCAAGGGGTGATCCGCGTTGAGGACCACTTGGCGCGCTGTGGCCATGCCGGCCACGTATTGAACGGATACCGCGTGTTGCTCGTCGCTCATCGGGACGAGAATCTTCAGCGCATCCAACAATGACATGAGCAGACCGTGGCATTCCCCGATTCGGATCATGCGTACCTCGCGGCGGTCTAAGATCGCCTGGCGATAGACTGGCATGCGCGCTTTCACAACGCTCATTACGTCCGCTTCGCGCTTTACGGCCGCCAGGATGAAATGGGATACCTCTTCAACGCTCGCAGCTGCCAGAGCCTGCGCGGCCTCATAGGACGCCGGCGATTGTTCGGAACGGTCGATGCGGACGTGGACAATGCGGGAAAGGATGGCTTCGGACGCGTTGACCTCGTTGTTCTGAGCGATGACGATGGATGCCCTGAACGGCGGTTCGTAGGTTTCATTGCCACCGTTTGCCACGCCACGCGAACGGATGCTGCGGCCGTTGAAGGCCGTCTTCAGTTCGTCCCAATCGAACGATTTAACGTGTGTCTTTTCTTCGGAGAGCCGTTCGCGGTCTGATTCGATGAGGACGATGGGCAAGCCTGATACTTGCGCAAAGTTGCGCGCGCGGGCCGCCACGGTGGCCTTCGACGGGTCGAAGCCTTCGTAGTTCTCCCGGCCCAGCAGCTTCCATAGAAAGTCGATGAGAGTCGATTTTCCGGAGCCTGCCTCGCCAACGATTTCAAGGAATGGGTAGAAGCCATGGCAGGCGCGAATTTGCTCAGAAAATAGTGAGCCGAGCCAGTAGGCTAGCGCCACGGTGCCACGCGGGCCGAACGCGGTCCAGAGGCGGCCAAACCAATCCGTCTTGTAGTCATTGACGTCCTCATTGATTTTCAGGTCCACCGACTGGCTGAGAGACTTCACCGACAGCTTGCCAATGTCGAAGTAATCCTCAGCGTTGACGTGAAAGACTGCGCCATCCTTGACGGCCAGCTTGCCTAACACAAAGCAGCCGTGATCCCGGCTGTACCCGGTGAAGTCAACCGTCTCTACGCGCTTGATGTTGTAGAGGCGGCGCTCCATCATCTTGTCCAGATGGTGGCCCTGGCCCGAGAACATGGCGCCCGGGGCGATGGCCAAGAGGCGCTTCTTGAATTCGCTGGCGGTCGATACCTGGGATGACGTGAAGGTGTTCTTCACGGGTGGGCCGTCGTGGGGGAATTCGACGCGGAAGTAATACCAGCTCTCGTCCGTTAGCTTGTTCTCTTGGAAGTAGAGCGGGGTGGGATAGCAGTTCGAAATGGGGCGGATACCGCCGGCTTCGCGCAGCGCGAGCGCGCGCAGTTCTTCTGATGAAAGTTGTTCCTTCGCCTCGTTCCCGATGCGATCCATGGCCTTCTGGTATGCGTCAACATCCATGCGGAACCAGTACAGGCGCTTGCCGAATTCAAAATCAAACTCGCTGCGGCTGTTGTCGTGTTCATACTGGAGCAGCGCTTTTTCCGTGGCGGACTTGGCCAGCAGCACCGCACCGTGGTGCAAATACAGCTTGCGCCCTTCGGCGGACAGGCGGTGCTTGCCGGGATCCTCGGTATTGCGGTCGAGTAGGTACAGGTCATTCCAATCGCGTTTTACGCGCCCGTCCTGCGGGATGATGGCGGCCTTGCAGGTCCAGCCATCGTCTTGGGCGCGTTCTACGAACTTGCGGATGAAGCGCCGGCCTGCTGCGTCACCGTCGAATGCCCAGACCAGATGCGGCAGATTGTTGGGCCGCGCCTCGGCGACTGCGCGCAGGGCGCTGCTGGGGTAGTTGTTGCACGAGAGAAGCGCGACGGCGGGAATGCCAAGGAACCAAAGCGCAATCGCATCGAAAATGCCTTCAACAAGCCATATTTCGGTCAGCTTGGCGATATCAAAGCCGGGAGGGGTCCACCATTCCCCCATGTAGCTGCCGCCGGGCTGGAAGCGCGCCTTCTGTTTACCGAAGCGGCTAGGCTGGTCGATCAGGCGTTCCCAATAGGTACGGCCGACCGGAAAGCGGACCGTAGCCGACGTGATGCCCTTCTGGCGATCATGGTAGGTCTCTTGTGTGTAGAAACCTTGCAGCTTGGAAATTTCAAAGCCGCGGGCGTGCGTGAGATACGCATCGGCGGCCGCATTCGGGTTGGTCTTGGCTTCTTCGGCGTACCGTGTGGACCAGTGATCGAAGATTTCCGGGTAGAGGTCTTTAACGTGGCCCTCATAGTTGCAGTTGTTCAGGCGACCGCAGCGAAGCACCCAGGGATGCTCTGCGTTCGTGTACAGCTCTTTCTTGTTGCAAGCGGGGCAGCGGCCTTGACGCAGCCAGCCGGAGCGCTCCTTGAACCCGTAGGTGTCCAGGCGCTCCATGACCTCGCGGTGAAGATCGGGCTTCATGACTACGCCGTCTGGTTGCGTTCGCGCAGGGTACGCATCGCTGCGGCGTGGACGGCGCAGGCGGCGGTGAGCATGTGGCCGGACATGGCCGCATCGCCGGCGGCGGCCGTCAGGAAGAGGGATTGACCGGGTTCATAGGCGCCCCGAACAAGGTACTCGGTGAGCTTGGCCAAGGCCTTTAACTCGTCGTCGTTCATGTGTGTTTCGATGCGGGCGTGCACGGGAATGGCGGGCATATCAATTCCTTCGGAAAACAGTTACCCGTGGCGGGCGCCAGAACGCCCGCCAGCAAGACGGAAAGCAGGGGATAGGGGGTTAGTGGGGCCGCGCTTGGCGGGACGCCTGTGCGGCGTCGTGCGCGTCCAGAATTGCCGTCAGCTCTGCGGCAGAAATCACGCGGGTGTTGCCGGAAGCGCGTTCAACAACAAAGAGCGCGTGGCTAGTGCTGCGGTCCATGTCCAGGCTGACGCGGCTGCGGGCGCTGGATATCTCCGCGATTGCTTGGGCGGCTTGCGTGGCGGCCGTGCGCTTGGAGCAATTGGCCATGGCCATCAGGTACGCGGTGCAGCGTTCAAGAAGAATGTTGTCGCGGAGACCGACCGGGCGGGCGCTGTGTTTCAGCTCAACGGCCAAGAATTGATGCGCCTGATCTTCCAGGAAGGGGCGGTCCCAGTCCACGGAGCCGGCCACAAGGGAAAGGGCAGTTTTACTCATCGTTTTCTCCAAACATGCTTTGCTGGCGAGGGTCGGCCTTGCTGGCCGACAAAAGCCGGAGGTTTTCGCTTTTGGGCGAAATGGGGAGGTTGATAGAGGGGCGGGCGACGGCTGACGGCGTCACCGTGCAGACCATCTCCAGATGGGATTTCCACGTGTGGCCGCAGAAGAGCGAGCGGCACTGGAAATAGAGGGCGCGGACTGTGGGCGACAGTTCCACGCTGTGCCTGACGGTCGCCCAGGTATCGCAATGCGGGCAGCGCTGACCGAGCTGATTCATGCGCGCGCCTGCGGATTCTTTTTGCGACGGGTCGGCGCTTGTGCCGCGCGTTCTGCTTCGTATTCGCAGAGTCCGCGCAGATACATCATGAGGGCGAACTGCGCGACGGAACGATTGTCTGCAGCAGCGTAAGTTTTCAGTTCGGCGGCCTGTTCCGCGCTCATACGGAGTCCCACCAACTTTCTAGGGGTGCAGGAATTAGCACCTTTGGACGATGAATCTCTCTGTCTCATGGCGTTACACTGTGGTTTGATGACGAACAGTGTGATTCTGGTGCAGAAATCTGCACTTGTCAATATACGGAGTGCAGATAAATGCGCCTTGAGATTGGACAACGCCTGAAAGAAGAGCGTGAGCGCCTGGGTTTATCGCAACAGGCTTTCGCGGAAATCGGTGGGGCTTCGAAGCGTTCCCAGGTGGAATGGGAGAAGGGCGCCCAGGTGCCAAACGCGGAGTTCTTGGCGCTCGTGGCTGAGCGTGGTGCAGATGTCGCGTTCATAGTGACGGGCGCGCGCGCAATCACCGCAGAGGCCTTGGAAGCGGACCTAGACCGATACGGCAAAGCCTGGGAGACGCTCGAAATGGCCCTTGAAGCGACCGGCCGGGAAATGAGCGCAGCCAAGAAGCGCAAGGCGGCGGATGCGCTTTTCCGCGCCAGCAAAGAGCAGATGGCGCCGACCAATGACCAGCTCGTGAACCTGGTTCTAGAGCTGGCGGCGTAGAGTTTCAGCGGGGCTGAGGCAGGGGGTGGAGACGCCCTCATAAGCCGGCAAGGGCTGCGGGTGTTCCCGGGTTGAATGCCCGTATGGAGCTGGCATAGCACAGTAGGAAGAAAAGCAATGCAAAAGCCTCAAGACCCCGCTTCGAACGTTCATTTTCTTGACCAGCGCCACAGCGGTAGCCCGCAGGCGGATGTGCTGGGCGTACTGCACGCGGCATTGAAAACCGCGAAGGAAAAGCGCCCGGAGCGCTCCACCTATGACGGTGCAAACGCTTCCCAGACGATAGAGGGAGAGGGGAATACTCAGATCTCGGGGGAAGCTGCGCCGCGCCAGTCGATCACAGGCAACAACAATGTTCAGATCGGCGCGGTGCAGTTGGTGGTACAGGTGATGGTGAACGTTCAACGGTAGGAGCGCGCGGCGCTTAGTCCGCGTCCTCAATGTCTACCGTAGGCAGGCCGCCGCCGGATTGGGCTTCGTCCTCTGCGCGCGCGTCTGCCGCTTCTGCGGTTTCCGCTTCTAGTTTCGTTGTCAGGCCGTTGCCGTCGAGCTGGTGAACCAGCTTCACATTGAGCCATGTGTATTCGTTGAGTGGCGCCTTGATCGACGGGAGCCGTATCTTGGTCTGCGGCGAAAGGTCCGGCCGGCCATAGGCCAGATCCATTTCAAACGTGGCCATGCCGCGCCTGATGCGCGCCCACTCCGCGCGCGCCGCTTCCAGCGCGTCGGCCTCGCTCGCATACAGCTGGCGCAGGCGCTTGGCATTGCCGATCACGCCCGCCAGCACATGCCGGCGCTTGGCTTTGCCCTTGTCCTGCCAGGACGCGCGCACGCCAGTATAGGAATCGCGGTCAGCGATGTGAAACCGTATCCGATCCCCGTCGCGGCGCGACAAGGTAATGGTGGGCATGTCCTTGCCGCTGGCAGTCTTGCCGTGTTCGATGGGCAGGAACAAGAGCCGCTTGTCTTTGACCGTGGCCACGGCGTCGTACCGCTTGCCAATGCGATTGAGAAACGCGAGGTCCGATTCGTCGGTCTGGTCGATGTGCTGCACCTTCGTATTGCCGAAGGTGCCGACGACGGCGGTAAGACCGTGCGCCTTGGCGATGGTTTCCACGATGGCTTTGATGGTGGTGCCGTGGAAGCTGCGCGCGGAGCGCGTGCGCAAGGCCGACTTCATGTCGGCGCTGCGGGCGCGTAGGGTGATGACATCGGGCGGGCCGCTGAATTCCACCTCGTCTACCTCGAAGGTTCCCTTGTCCACCAGCCCCGTGCTTTCCCAGCCCAGCAGGACACGCACAGAAACGCCACGGGCGGGCAGCTCTAGGCGGCCGTCATGGTCATCAAGAACCAGATCGAGCTGGTCCGCCTGGTCGGATCTGCATTCCGTGATGGTCAGGCTTTGGAGGCGAGGCGCAACCTTGCCGGTCACGTCCTGGCCACCGACGAGAACTCGCCAGATGGGGCGCGGATAGCGGTAGGCCTCGGGCTGCTGGGTCGTAGCCGCGGACTCTGCGGAATGAGCGGCAAACATCAGACCCCCCAATTCATGACATTGCCATCCATCTTATCGATGGGAATTTGCAGGTCGTCGAGCAGGCCGCGCGCCTGGGAGTCATCCACGCATTTGAGGGTGATGGTGAAGTCCGTCTTTTGCGCCACGCCGTTGATGAAAAACATCGATCCCTCTTCTTCCAGGCGCTCGATGATGAATGCGCCGTGGACGGTGCCCAGTCCGTCCACCATGACATAAGCCTTGCCGGTGTTTCCCATGCGCCGCAGCAGCTGCAGCGAACCGGACGAACCCATGATCTGCGGAATGACTGTGCCACCCAGCGTAATCGTGTCTTCACCCGGCCCCACGTACTGATAGGCAGGCCGCGCGCCCATTCGGGAATTGGACGGGTGGCGCCATTCAGTGCTACGGCGCAGCGACTGATAGGCGACCGTGGGCAGGCTGAAAACGAACATGCCAAGGGCCATCATCATGGTGAATTCTCCTAGTCTCGGTCGATATAGGCGGAACGGACGCGCGCATCCTTGTCTGCCTGGGCGCGGCGCAAAGCGGTTTCCACCGCGCGCTGCAGGTCCGTCTGGGACATCGCCGCGCCCTGAATGGTGATGTTGATGGTGTCGCCCTGGACGGTGATCTGGCGCGGCGCGCTGGCCGGCGTGCTGGCCATGGGCGCACGCATGTCGAAGCGGGCCGCAACGGCGGCTTGGTCCGTGTCGATTCCTGCGGGCGCGGCAATCGCACCAGGGGCGAGCATGGCGCCGCTCAGCGCGACGGAAGCCGCGAGCGCCTGGGCGGCCTTCATCGCCTCAGGCTGCTGAGCCTTGATACCCACCGCTGCACCTTCGGACACGAAGCCGCCCATGTCTGCAAAGACGCGGCTTGGCGAGTGAATGCCAAGCTTTTCCTTGAACCAACCGATAACGCCGCTTCCCATGTTGGAAATGGAATCCTTCAATGCGCCCGCCATGCTCGTGATGCCGTTGATGAGGCCCTGCACCAGCATGGAGCCGAATTCCGAGAAGTTGCCCGGAAGGGCCACGCCCAGGGACGCCAGCGCGGCCGCTATCGGCTGGTAGAGCAAGTCCAGCGGGGACCAGCTGAGCAGCTTCGCGCCGACGCCGGCCAGGCCGCCGTCAAAGACTTGTGCGACCGATTGCCAGATCTGGTCAAAGAAGCCCGATACGGCGCCCCAGGCGGTGCCAAGGACCGATAGCGGATTCCAGCCCGCCAGAAGCCCGGAAAGCGACTGCACGACCGAATTAAAGGTAGTGGTGATGCCTGACCATAGGCCGCTGAAAAATCCGCTGATAGGCTCCCAATAGCGGTAGATCGCATATGCCGCCAAGCCAATGGCCGTAACGGCCAAGGCGATGGGGTTGGCCAGTAGCAGACGGCCAACAAACATGATGGCGCTGCCCAACATGCCGAAGCCACCGCGCGCGAGGTTCACCAGCACGCCAAACAAGCCGCCGGCCTGTATGCCCAGCAACGACAGACCATAGCGAACGATGATGAAAGGCCCCAGGATGCTGGCAAGCATCAGCGTCAACGCGCCGAAGCCTGCGACCAGCACGGCGAGGCCGCCCGCCAGTGCGGTGAGTGTGCTGGCAAGCTCAGGGTTCGCCGCTGCCCAATTCTTCACGCTGCCGATGAGGTCTGCCAGGCGAATGACCATCTTGCGCAAGGCGCCGTCGTGTTGCTCGTATACCTGGATGCCCAAGTCTTCCCATGCGCTGGAAAGCTCATCGAGAGAACCACGCATGTTGTCGGCCATGGTCGCCGCCGTCTTGTCGGCCTCGCCGGCATTGGTGTTGAGCGTCTTGCGGAATTTCTGTAGCTCGCCTTGGCCTGCTTGATCGGTCAGCACCTGCAGGGCGCTGAATGCCTCCTCACCCGCAATGTGCTTGAAGTAGCCGGCGCGCTTCGCAGTTCCCATTTTCTGGGTCTTCTTGTCGATCTCGGCCAGGATGGTGGGTAGGTCGCGAAGGTTGCCTTTCGCGTCCTTGGTTTTTACTCCCAGCTCGGCCAGCGCGTCGGCTGCAGCCTTGGGTGGCGCGGCAAGGCGCCCAAGAATCGCCCGCATTGCCGTGCCGGCCATGCTGCCCTGAATGCCCGCATCGCCCAGCTTGCCCGCCATAGCGGCCGCCGTCTCGATGTCCACGCCCAGGCCAGCGGCCACGGGGGCCACGTATTTCATCGTCTCGCCCAGCATGTAAAGGCTGGTGTTCGAACGCGTGAATGCGCCGGTCAGCACGTCGCCCACGCGGCCCATCTGATCGGCCGGCAGCTTGAAGCCGGTCAGGATGTTGGACCCGATATCAGCCGTCTGCGCGAGGTCGGTATCGCCTGCCTTTGCGAGCGACAGCATGCCGGGCATGGCGGCAAGAATCGCCTTCGGCGTGAAACCTGCCATGGCAAGAAAACCCTGCGCGTCGGCGGCTTGGCCGGCCGAAAACATGGTTTCCGCGCCCAGGTCGCGCGCCTGCTTGCGCAGTGCCTTCATTTCCTCGCTGGTCTTTTCCAGGCGGGCTAGCGCCTGAACCTTGCTCATGCTCGCATCGAAATCAATCCCGGGCATGACGAACTTGCTTTCGGCGTACAACATGCCGCCGCCAGCGGCGAGCGCAGCCGCGCCCGTGCCGGCAGCTGCGCCCACAGCGGCGCGCCCTGCGCCGTATCGGTCTTTCGCAGCGGCCAAACGCTGCTGATGTTTAGCTGCTGCCTGCAGCTTGGCGGTTTGCCTGTCCAGCGCCTGGGAGGTCTGGTCGATGCGCTGGCGCAATCCGCGCTCATCGCGGGAAAGGTTCGATGTGGAGATGCCAGCGCGTCCCAGGTTCTCGCGTAGGCGCTGCAGCTCCATGGACTGCTGACCGTGCTTCTCCTTGAGCTGCTGGGCCACGCGTACCGCCCTATCAAACTCGCGCGTCATGGCTCGCGTGGGCGATGCGGTGGTTTGCATTTGCTGCGCCAGGCCAGCCACGCGCTGCTGGGCCGCCGCCAGCTCGCCGCGCGTGCTTTGCAAGCCCCGGGAGACTTCCCGGAATCTGCCGACTTCACGCTGTGCCGCGTCCAGCGCCTTGAGCTTGCTGCGCAGGTCTGCTACGCCCTGGGCGGAAGCCGCGGACGATCCTTTGATCTTGTTGAGCGGCCCGGAAAGTTTGTCCTGCAGGGCCGCGATGACGCGCAGCTGTAGCGCCTTGTCCATGGCGTAAACCTATTCACTCTCGATGCGAACGCGGGCGCGTTCGCGCCATTCGGCCAGTTCCTGCAGGTCCATCGGATACATCGCGGCCGGGGGCCAATGAAACACGACCGCGATATCCGCCATGGCGTCTTCTACGACGTTTGGAAGGCGGACTTGTCCGCCTTGCTCAGAAAAAAACTGGCCACCGTGGCGCCCACGGACATCAGGTCGGCGGGGTCCATGTTGACGATTTCCGCCGGCGCAAGGATCGGCTCGCAGATCCGCGGCAGTACGGTTTCAAGCGCCTTCACATCGATCTGCGCCACGGCCATGAGGGTGACACCGCGCAGGGCGCCGGCCTTGGGCTTGCGGATGATCAGCTGGGTGATGTCGCCCGAGCTGCGTTTGATGGGATAGTCCAGCGGCACAACCTGCACATCGGGATTGACGGCGGGTTGGACGGCGGCGAGCTGCTGGGGGTCCGTGGATTCGGTGGTATTGGTGGCTTTGGTCATGACGGTTCCAGATGTATTGAAGTGAGGGATTACAGGCCGATTGCGCGACGTATGGATTCGGTCACGTCCACGCCGCCGACCATATGAATCATGTTGAGCAGGTCGATTTCGTACAGGGTCTCTCCGTCGTGCGTTTCCTTGTAATAGACGCATTCGGTGGAGATCTTTTGTTCCGTATCGTCGCCGACCTTCGACTCTCCACGGTCGATTTCAGAATGGCGGCCGCGAACGACGATCTCGACGGCCACCACCTCCTGCGTGTCATCGCGTTGAAAGGCTTGGGCGAATCGCAGCTGCACACCGTCCACACCTACGGCGCCGTACTGCTGGAGGATCTGCTTGACGTAGCCGCCGACGGTCCACTCCATCTTCATTGCGTCATCGTCCAGACCGAAATCGGCCTTGGCTGCACCCAGCATGCCACCGGCTCGAAACGCTTCCATCTTGCGCGTGAGCTTCGGCGGCGTGACGGCGGTCACGATGCCTAGATAGCTCGTGCCGTCGTTGTAGAGGTTCATATTCTTGAGCTTGAAAGGCATGCCCATGGTTGATGCTCCGAGAAGTAAGAGGCGGTGGCGCGCGCTGGCGCCGCCGGATAGTTAGGCGCCAATCCGTTGCGCGAAGTCGGCCAGATAGCGATCCGTGATTCGCTGACGGAAGCCCAGGTTTTCGAGTGGCGGGACCGGGGTGTAGTCGTAGTCGATGGTGAGCCAGCCAGCCTTAAGCGATTCCTTCGTGTTCGGCTCTTCGTCGTACCAGGCGCTACCGTCGATGATGTAGCCGTTGGCCTTGAGGCTGCGGAACTTCGAGTTGATGCCTTCGATGATGTCGCGAGCCAGTGAAGGATTCAGCGGCATATCTACCGCCCACATATGACCCTCGGCCATCGTGTCGGCGATGATCTGGGCGGTGCGCGTGTAGTTCTCGAACGGGAAAAGGCTCTGCGGGCCTGCGCAGGTACGGGAACCCCAGAAGCGGTATCCCGTGCGGTTGATCAGCGTGGTGACATCCTTGGCGTTCAGATAACCGGCGTCGGTATCGGGGTCTTGCAGATCCCAGAAGACATCCCGACTGATTCCGGTGGCGCCATTGACCACGACGTTGGACAGCGTCTTGTGCCAGCCTACTTCCTTGTCCAGCTTAGCGCGCAGACCCAGAGCGGTGGCGGACGCGGTAATGACGCCTTCCGCATTGGAGCGCGTATCCCAGCCCAGGAAGTCGGGCCAGATGAGCATCATTTCGCGCTGACCCATACCCTCGCGGAACGCGGCCGCCTCTTCCTTCGTCGGGCAATCGGGAATACTGGCGTAGGCGAAGCCGCGCAGCTTCTGCGCGATGTCTGCCATAGCCGCCACGACGGCGGCATTCTCCAGGCCGGGAGCGCCCAGGATCCGGGGCTTCAGCTTCGGGCCAGTGTTCTGTGCGGCGAGCAGCGCGCGCATGCCGGTGTAACGGCCGTTCTGGTCGGTGCCGCCGACGACGTTGGAAGTGGTTTCGGCCGGCGTGGCGCCTTCGGCTACGCGCACGATGATGGTCGCGGGGTTGGTCTGGGCGCCGATGGCCTGCAGGGTGCGTGCGAGCGTGCCCTTGGTGCCGGCTTTGCCTGCAGCGGCGGCGATGTTGGTGGCCAGGACCGGGGTGTTCAGGGGAAAGGTGAGCGGGTCGGCGTCTTCGGCGGTAGCGACGAAGCCGACGACAGCAGTGGAGACAGTACGGATGGGCCGGGTGCCGTCGTCAGTTTCGACAACCCGGACGCCGTGGTGGTAGGAGTCAAGCGCAGCCATGGGGAACCCTCTGTGATGGTGAGCAGATATCCCGCTCGACATCGCGCGGGGTACGTGCTGCACAGTCTGAAGGTCTGCCCTCGCGCGCGCACGGGGCGCACGCTGTCGCTGGCGCTGCTACGTCGTCAAGGTGACAGGATGCCCTAGGCAATCATTCCGGCGAGCCACAGCGGCCGCGTTGGCCGCGCGCTGGTGTCGGGGAATTGAGCGTGCGTCGGCCAGTCGCGGAGCGCGGTTCTGTACGCGGCGAGTTCGTCACGCGCGGCGTCCGTCAACGGGTAGTCGGGCATGGCCAGGTAATCCGTGCTGGATATCTCGACGTTGCGCCAAGTACGCTCATGACGTGCGTGCTCGGCATCGCGCATAGCCTCGTCAAGAATCCAGCGGCCATCCGTCCACTGATGAAACTCTGTCGGCCGTTGGGTATCGGTCAGCCATGCAGGAAGCGGGCCGATGCCGGTGTAGGCCTGCCCCCCAAAAGACTGGCCCAGGATGTACTGCGCGCCGTTCTCGGTGTAGTAGAGCGGAATAGCGCGGAAGTCTTCGACCAGCAGCCATTCGCCCCGATCAGGATCCCCGTACTGAGGATCCGTGATCGGGACAGCGCTGCGCCATTTCTGGATGAACCCATGAGTAGCAGCCGGTGGGGCCACAGCAATAGCCGCGAACGGCAAACAATAGGTCTCGTCCAGTGGATCCGGCACGATATCGGCCTGGTGCTGAAAAACGCCTTCCGCGTCGGCTTGGTAGATGGTTTTCATTGGTGCCTCAATTAGAAGTGGATGCGGGGGTGGAAGGCCACGTTGCTGGGGCGCGTTTCTGACGCGGTACGCGCCACGGCGGAAGCATCCAACACAAGGTTGGCGACCCGTTGGCCAAGCTCTGCAGAGGTGAGGTATTGGCCATACTCATTCCAAGGCGAGAGCGAAAGCGCGCCGGAAGTGGCGCTGCCGCCCGCAGCAATCTGGACCTTTTCAATGCCCCCAAAGATCTGCTGCAGGGCGTCTTTCTGGGCGCTGGCGAGGTGGCGCGTGCCGCCGTCAACATCAACGCCGGTGAAGCGCAGAAACTGGTTTCGCAGATCGGGAAGCCTGAGGCCGGTTCCGGTCTCTGCGAACACATAGGCTCCGGGAACCCAGTTCTCCGCGCTTACCATCAGAGAGTTTTCCTTCGCGTAGGCCTGCAGCGAGCCGTAGCTCGCAGTGGTTACCCATTGGCCATTCGCATCGATCTGCCCGGGGAGAGGCGAGGCCGTATGCCCGAACTCCAGTCGGCCGCAGTAGGGCGACCGATAGCCTACGTAGTACGTGGTTTCGACCCATATCCAGATTTCTCGCCGCTCAACGACGAAGACCGGCCCTTTATCCGTTGCGGGCAGGGTGGCCAGCGTGACCCAGGGGATGTACTTTGACGTATGCCGAACCACAAATGCCGTCGAGGCAATCTCGGCGGAGTTCGATTCAGCAGGTGGCGTGGGAGTGCCCGGTGTGCCGGTGAATTGCGGTGAGTGCAACGGAGCAGCGCCAATATCCGAACGCACATCGACGGGCGCGCGCATGGTGACTTCACCATATCCCGCCCCTCGGAGAAAGTATCCAGGTTCGAGATACCCCTTACCAGTGCCGCCGCGTTGGACGGGCAATATGCCGCTCGCCGCCTTGCCCATGTCCAAGGTGTCTAGCGTCAGCGTGACGTTCTTTGTTCCGTCGAAAGGAACCGGCGTGGCGGTGGCAGCACCCTGCGCGGAGATGCTGCGGGCGGTTTCCAGCTTGCTTGCCGCCACTGCCGTGCCAGTCGCGTCTAGCTTCGCCGCGAGGCCGAAATCCACGTATTGGCGCGTGGCCAACACCACGGCCGGGTCAATCTTCAATTGGTACGTGGCGACGCTACCGACCATCAGGACCATCCGCACAACCTGAGTTCTCCCGGATCCTTCGGGAAGTTGCGGTTTATAGGTGGGCGGGCAGTTGGCCACGGCGACCAGATCCCCGTCCTGATCGATCAGGCCATAGCCGCGGATCCAGTAGCCGCCGTCACCTTCGGGTATGACCTGTTCAGCGATGATCCAGCCGGGGTTTGCACTGTCTACGGCAAGGCTGTTGATCGGTGCGCGGCGCTTCTCTCCGGGAAGTTCGGTCATCTTCCTGTCTGGCAGAAACTCCGCGCCGTTGCCATCGCAAACGGCCAGATGGGAGATTCGCATCGTGGTCCCGAGAGCATGCGCATTGGCCTCTTTGATCTCGCCAATTTCCGTGAGGATGCCGAAAAATTTCTGTGTCATGGATAGACCGTAATGGTGTCGATGATGTGGGTGGCCAGTGCAGTCGCGACGTGTGCGCGTACTTCGATCGGGCCGGGAACATAGGGATAGACCGTGAGGGTGTCGCCCTCATATGAGGCGACGTTGACATTCAGCGAGCCGCGAACTTCAGCGGCGATGGCAAGCCCTAGCATGTGCTGGCTGAGGCGCTTCGTGACTTCAATGAGCCTTTCCAGCTCGAAGTACATCGTTTCCGAGATGCCACTATCCAAAACGCCGATGGTGAGGCGGAATGTGCCGCGCCGCCCTTCTGGAACCATCTGCCACCACTCGGTAACTTCCAGCAGATAGCCCAGCGGCTCCACGACGCGCCGCAATGCGCCGATGGTTCCTTTCAGCTTGTGGATGAGAAAAGAATTGGCGATGGCCTTGCGCTTGGCCTCTTCGGTCCATGCATCGTCCCAGCGGTCTACAGAGCGCTCCCATGCGAGCCAGGGCAGCAGCTCGGCGGGAGTAGTCGCCGCACGACGCAGCATCCGTATGGGGAGCGGAACGGATTCAATGTCCGCACCGACCTGGGCGAGCTTGCGCTCTACTGGCGTGGAGGATGGCGGGAGTAGCGTGGGCTTTTCCGCCATGTCATGCCTCGCCCGCAATCGCCACTTCGATGCTGGTACACGTGCCGGCCTTGGTGGCGTCGAGCAGTACGTTTTCCGCTGGCTCGATGAGTTCCAGATGATCCACGCCTTCTACGTGAAGCGCGGCGGTGATGGCGGATCGCCACACAGAGATGCCCTGGCGGCGCGGCCTAGACACGTAGGCGGTGCACGCGTCGCGCGCCGCCTGCAAGGCCACGCTGCGGCCCGGGCCTTGGCCCTTCATGTGCAGGACCGCACGCACGACGTAGGGAACGATGACGGAAGATCGAACCGTGGGCCGATCGCCTAACGGGCGAATGTCTTCATCGTTTAGCTTGGCATCGACGGCCTGCACCACCTCGGGGCTGGCCGTGCCGTCCGTCTCCCAGGATAGGACCGACACCAGCACGTCGCAAGGTTCCGGGCTGATCGCGGAAGCATCGCACACGCGGCCGTCTGCGCTCAATGCGTGAAAGATGTAGGAATCGCGTGGTCCTGCAGTGGAAAGCCCTTCCCAGGCCATCTGAGTGCGCTCGCGCAGCGCGTCGTCTGATTCATAGATTGCTGCCGTGGGCGGAATAGTGGTGGTGTCGGCAGGCTTGATGACCAGTCGTCGCACTCCATACTCGGCCGCGATGTGTTCTAGGTCACTCCCGCGCGCGAAGGCGAGCAGGACCGCGCGCGCCGCTTCATTGACGCGCTGGCGAAAAATGACCTCGCGTTCGCTGTTCTCCTGCAGGGCGATGGTGAGCGGTTCAGATTCGAGCGCGAGCGCCTTGGCTATTGCCGTTTGCTCGTCCTGGGCGAAGAGAGCGATGTATCGCGCCTTGCGTTCTTCAAGAATGCGCTCGAAGTCCAACGGCTCTATGACATTGGGCGCGGGAAGCTGGGACAGGTCGATGATGTTGGACGTGGCCATACTGCTATTCCTTGAGAGTGGCCGAAATGGAAACTGGCGTGCTGGTGCTGCCGGCATCAGAGTCGCCGTTGACGGTCAGCACGACGCGGCCGGGCGCGTCGGCGCTCATTTCGATGGCCAGCGAGCGCACGCGCAAACGCGGCTCCCAGGCCATCAATGCCGTTGCGGAGGCGGCGTAGAGCTGCAAGACGGCCGCGCCGTTGGCCGGCGTGTCGATCAGGTCCGCATTCAGGGCGCCGAAGGTGCGCCGACGGTTGCGCGTCCCAATGGCTGTGGTCAGGATCTTTTCGACGGATTGGGCGAGATGCTCGCGGCCGCTGATGCGCAAGCCCGTGCGGGCGTTCATTCCCAAGTAGCTCATTTGGTCGGCCCCGAGGTGAGAGCGCCCAGGCCCTGATTGCGGTGGACGTGCGTATGCAGCACCACGCCGTTGGACGAAAGATCACCTTCCTCATGCGTGATGTTGCCGGTGATTTGGGTGTTGTTGCCCTTGCCAGGGCGGCCGCTCATGCCAGCCATATAGGTGAGCAAGCCCGTAACGGTCACATTGCCGTCCAACTTGATTTCCGGGCATTTGAGCGTGCTGGCGTCCGCCACCTCGGCCGTGAGGGTAGTGATGCCGGTAGCGGTCAGCGCGCCCGCGCTATGGTTGTAGGCGATACGCGCGCCATCCGGGTACACGGTCACATGCTCGTCCGGGCTGTCGGAAGGCGCGGGGATGGCGTCGGAGTTGAGGCCCGCCAGCACGATGCCAGCGGCGGGATCGCCGCCAGGGCAAAGGATGATGACCTGTTCGCCCGTCGTGGGCGGATTCCATGTCGTTGTCGATCCCGCGCGAGTCTCGCGCCATTGCAGCCAGTCGGTCTGCAGTCCGCCAGTGGATACGCGCACCTTCGCCGGCCGTGCGGACAGGTCCACGGCAAACACGGTCCCGATGCGGATCAGGTTGGATAGGAGACGGAGGATTTCGGCGATGTCGTCAGGCATAGCGGCCATGGTGCCGCGATGCCTTCGCGCGCGCACGGGGCGCGCGTAGTCGCTGCCTCGCCTACAGCTTCCGGCCGGCCAGATGCTGCGCCAGCGTGTCTAAAACGCGGTCGCGGGAGGTCTGGGTGAAGCCGATGAGGCGACGGCGCGGATAGCGCACTGCCTGCTGCCCGCGAGCCGGGCGGTCCGTGCGGCCTTCTTGGTGAGTCAGGGCGATGCGTGCGGAGCGTCCCGTGTAGCCTACGACGGCCTCTGTGTCCGTGGCCTCTATGCGCATGTGCTGCGCCGTGCGCAGTCGGGCGAACATCTTGCGGCGTACCTGCCCTTTCTTACCGCGCAGGTTCTTGGGCGCGCGGCGCGGCGCGAACGGCGAGCCGTCCGGTGCTTGTTGCGAGGCGATGCGCTGGCTTTCGTTGCGGCGTAGCTCGATGGCGACCGCACGATTTACGCGGCGGCGCTCGGCGGGCTTGAGGCGCGCCAACAGGCCCGCCGCCCATTCCTCGATAGCCTGGAAATCGTCACTCATAGGGATGGCGCCAGGCCGGTACGCGGACTTCCACCGTTCCCAGCCCTTCGGGCAGCACCACGTCAATGGCCATGTCCTCGGCGGGGATGTCCGGGTGCGGCGGTTCGCCGAAATGCTGGGCCTGCTGTTTGCCGTCCGGCCCCGTTTGCACGATGACGCGCTCGGTAAGCGCAAGCTGTATCTCGATGTCCACCGCGTCATTGTTGAGAAGTTCAACTTCAAACTGAAATGCGGTGTCCCAACGCGCGGGGTTCTCGAATAGCTCGGGCTGGTTCACGCGCAGCCAGCCCAGCAGCGGCAGCATGATTTCGTCCTCGCTGGCGGGGTAGTCGGTCACCACCAGCGTCAGGGTGTAGAGGTACTCATGGGAGAGGTTGCGCGTACCGGTGCAGACGATGCGCCCCTTTTCCACGAAGACATGCAGGCGGTCTGGGTTGGCCTGCAAGAACGCATTGCAGCGCGTCAGGTACGCGCGCAAATCAGCGGGCTTTCGCATCGCGTTCCCCGTCCTGGCAACGAATGATGGTATCCACCTGGGCCGCACAGATCGCCCAGGCGGCTTCCAGCCTATCAATCGTTCGCTGCAGGTCGCCGTTTGTCTTCGGCTGGCTGGCCGGCAGCGTGCAGGGCGTCACGGGCGCGCAGGTATTCAGCGTAACCAGCGGCCCCGGTGATGGCGGGGCGCTGCTGCAGCCGGACAACACCAGCAGGCAGCACAGTATCAGCCCAGCTGCGAACTTCCGAATCTTCATTTTTCAGTCTCTCGAAGTTGAATTCGCGCTCGTCCAGGGCGGCGCGGAAACCCTCTTGCTGGGTGGTCAACGCGACGAGGTCCAGGCGTTGGCTGGTCAGGCGGTCGGCCAGCTCGCCAATCTCTTTGCCTTGGCGCTCGATGACGGCGCCATAGGCTGTCAGGGTGGTTTCCTGCTGCGTGACGGTCTGGTGTTGGAGCCATGCCACCAGAGCCAGCACAGCGGCGAGCAGATAGGGCGCAACGCGCCAGGCCACCGCGCTCATGCTCCTTTCCCCGCTGTGACGCCGGAATAGCGGTCGAAAGCGCGCGCCATCTTCACGTCATGGAGGTTTTCGGCATACGCCGGCCCGTTGTAGATACGGGAGAACTGCGACCACTTGCGGCCTTTCAAGGCGCGATGCAAGGCGGGATCGGCCAAGATGAAGGCCACGAAGGTGGCCAGCTGGTCGCCTTCGCTGCGGCTTTGCGTGGCCACGAATGTTTCGATGTCGGCAAAGCCCAGCGCTTCCCAGTGGTAGCCCATGATCTGGAAGGCCCCCCAGCTCGCGGCTTCCTGGGCGGCAGGTGCGCAGATCTGGGAAGCCGCCGCCAGCCGGGTGTATTCGGCAGCACCACCGGCATAGCCGCCCCGCGTCTGGTTCACGATGGATGGTCGCAGGGCAGCGTGCGGCGCTGGGTCGATCGCATGGGCCTGCAGTTGGCGCCAGAACACATGCCGCTCAAAGAGGATGACGGGGCGGCCATCGGCGAGGAATCCGCGGCCGCTTGATTCCACTTCGTTCACGGCCTTGATGCTGGCCAGTGGCACGTCCAGGCGGTCGGCGGCGGCGATCAGGTCGGATTCCCGCAGCATGCGCGACGTGTCAAAGCCCGCCAGGGCGCTGCGAGACTTCGGCCCATACTTGCCGTCCATCACCAGGCCGCGCGCTTGCTGTAGGGCCGCTACAGCGTCCCGCGTGGCATCGTCATAGATGGCGGTGGGCGGAACGTCGAAACCGGCGCGGCGCAGATCCGCCTGCAGGTCGGAAACGTCCTGGCCGATATCGCCCATTTTTAGAATGTTACGCATCGGGGCAGCTCCGGATCAGGGTGGCGAGGTTGCCGCGCACGCGCCATGCGGCAGCGCATATCAGCACCGCAATGACCAGCTCAGGCAGGCCGGCCGGGTCACGCAGCAGCAGGATCTGGCCGGCGCGGCAGAACAGGGCCGCGATCAGCAGGCAGGCGACGAGCGAGAGAATGCGGCGATGCCGCGCGCCGTTGGGGCGATACCAGAGGAAGCGGGCGGCGGTGGCGACGTAGACCAGCGCGCACGCCACGGCCACGGCGGAAAGGGTAGGGGCGACGGTCAGAGTGTTCATTTCTTTTCCCCGTTGCGAGGCAGGCGCAGCAGGCCGCCCAGGTCGATATCGGGAACCATGGCCAGCAGCTTGAGCGCCAGCGGCACGATGACCAGGGCGCCGATGAGCGCCGGCAAGAAGGTTTCCTTGGCCAGCTCGCGCGCGACGATCTCGCCCGCGCCGCCGTAGCCACAGAGCGCGGATAGCAGGAAGGACACGAAGCGCTTCCACGCGGTCAGGTCTTTTTTCGTGCTGGCCACCAGCGCCGCGCCGATGACTGCGCCGAATACGGCGTTCGCGTCAACGAGGGGCAGGATTTGCGCAATGGCCGCGCCAGAAATGAGCGTGGTGGCCATGGCGGCGCCGGTAACGGTCGAGGGTTCGGCCATGCTTTCAGTCCCAGAGGGTGACGGTCTGCGCCGTCGAAGGTTGAGGGGCAGAATCCGGAAGCGTCAGCAGCAGACCATGGGGCAGCAATGCCCCCAGATCCGCCAAGCCGGGATTCAGCTCATAGGTTTGTTCCACCACGTCGCGCGTGGTGCCAAGGTGGCGCCAGCAGATGGCGTCCACCGAGTCGCCTTGTTGCGCTCGTACCTGCATCAGATCAGCTCCACCGTGGCGCGCGGGCGGCCCTTGATAAGCGAAATCGCCCACAGCGCATCGCGCCGCAGATCGGCCGGCGCATCGGCGAATGACTCTTGCTTGCGCTGGCCTGCGGCCGTCAGGTCGTAATCCGGCATGCGCTCGATGATCGCGGCCTTGGCGTAGCAGTAGACCGCCTGCAGGTAGCTGTGCAGCAGCATGGACTTGCCATCAATCACAGCGCGGCTCGGCACGTCGGAGAGCTTGGTGTGACCCTCTGCGCGGCGCGCGTCCGTCCAGTCCGTCAAGTCGCGCCCCACTTCCAGAATCGCCGTGATGAGTGCCTGACGCAGCCGCCCCGGGGTTACCGTGCCGTCATCCAGGCGCACTGCGGCACGCGCTTCAGACGGGCTGATGTCGGGCCAGAAGCCATCATTGCTGATGACGTCCTCGGTTGCTGGCGTCGGATGGGTGGCGTTGAAGCTCATTTCTTCGCGTCGGTGGCCGGCGGTGGGCGGGGCGTCCGGTCGGGCATTGCCCGTCTTCAGCCCCGCGCCGCCGGGTGCGTTGGGGGCACTCGGTTATGCCTGGGGCGGCGTCTCATCGCCCGTGGCGGGTTGGGTCGGCGTCTTGCCTTCCTCGTCCGCCTTGGGCGGCGTGCCGCCTTCGGCCTTCTTGATCTTGCGTTCCAGTTGCTCGATGAGCTTGACCACGCCCACGCCGGCGTCCAGCTGCCTGGCGCGGTTGAGATGCTGCAAAGCGGCGACGGCCGCACGTAGGGCGGTTTCCTTGGGAGGGCCGTAGTCGGCGGTTAGGTCGCCTGCTAAGTCCGTGAGGGTTTCGCCCATCACGCGGTGCAGCTTGGCGCGGGCTTGGTCCGGTGCATCGTGGTCTTCGGTGAGCCGTTGCAGCGTGAGCAGCTCATCCAGAAGGCCCATGCCCAGCCCAACGCGGCCGGCCAGCACCGCTCCGGTGATTTCATCCAGCAGCAGCGTTGGCACGTCGCGGGTGTATTGCGCGGGAAGCTTGATGCCGTGACGCAGCACATAGGCGGCCAGATCCAAGGCAGGACGGAATTGCAGCGTGTCCAGAAGCCAGACCATGACGGTCACCACAACTTCGTCCTGGCCGCCCTTGTCGGCCGTCAGAACGCCATGCACGTAGTCGCCGTACTTGTCCAGCATTTCGCGCTTGAGTTCAATCTTGCGCTCGATGGACTGCACGCCTTTGAGCGTGCGGCGGTCGTTGACCAACGCATGCATCATCAGCTCATATGGGCCGGAGTTCGGCGCCGGGGCGTCTGAGGGCGTGGACAGGGCGGCAAGCGCCGCAGCCACGCGCATCTGATGCCGCCTGACCAGGCCGGCCATTATTGGCCACCTTCGGGGATGGGGTTGCCCTCGGCGTCCAGAAGCTGGATGTTCTCCAGCAGCGCGCCGCAACCGTAGTCTTCCAGCGCATAGTCTTCGTTGGACGACTCGTAGAATTCAACGCGGTCACGCTCGGGCGCTTCCTTGATGTGACGGCGGCGGCTTCCTTCCTGCACGTAGATGGATAGGTTGTCCAGGCGCGTGAGCATCACCGTGCCGGCCGGGAAGAACGGCACAGTGATGGCGCGCTGCCCGCCCACGCGCTTCTGACTCATGATGATGTCAGTAGCTACCTTTTCGGTGGCGGCTTCGCTGTTGTTGACCAGGGGGAAATACTTGTCATGCAGCAGACCGCGCCCGACGAGCGCAACCAGCTCGGTATCGTCTTGGAACCACGGTTCCAGCGCCGTGACCAGATCGAACACGGCCGCGTCGATGTTGGCATAGTCGCCACCCTTGCCGATGCGCACCTTGCTGCCCGCTGCGGCGCCTTCGCGAATCACGCGCGATGCGGCGCGCTCGCGCATCTTCTGCAGCCATCCCTTGTTGACATCCTGCAGCAGCGGGTATTGCGTCAAATTGGTGCTTGCTGCCGCGTGCGTACCGTTCCAACCCACCATGATGCGATCCAGGCCTTGGCGCTTCAGCACAGCATCACGGACCATGTTCTGGAACGCCTTATGACGTGCCCACGCGTCGAGCTTGGCATAGGTCAGGTGCGTGTCAAAGTTGGTCTTGACGCATTGATAGCCGTTCGGGTCCAGCGCGGTGATGTCGCGCGTTTCACGGCTTTTCGTCGTGGTGTCGGTGCGGCTGGCCGAGGGACCAGCGACACCAAGGCCGATCTTCTGGCCAAGCTGATCGACAACGATGGGCATGTTGATGGAGGTCAGGAAGGCGGAGCTTTCCTGAATCTTCTGTTCCATCGTCTGCTGCACCGAGGGGTCCACGGAGAAAGACGCCGACGTTTCGGAGACGCCATTCAGGTGGGCGACTCGCGCCAGGTACTCTTTGAACAGAACGCGGGTTTCGTTACGCATGGGTGTTGCTCCAGATAGGGTATTAGGGGTTAGCAGTCGGTTTCGATCTTGCCGCTACCGCCCGTTGCGGCCGGTCGTTGGCTGTGGTTGCGGTCGGTGGTATCGAGTTCCTTGCGCAACGCGTCGAAGTCTTCGCGCGAAACGGCGTTCTTCTTGAATGTGGCCAGTTCGTCACGCACCGCCTTGATTTCAGCGTCCTTTGCCGTGGCAAACATTTCCAGGCTATTGCGCAGGTCGGCCGTGAAGTCGTTCATTCGGGGGGGCAGGCTGGGCGCCGGCTCGGGCTTCGTGGCGCCGGACGGCTGACCGTTCAGGAAGCTAAAGAGCTTGCCCAGGTTGCCGAGGAAGGTTTTCGTTGATTCATCCGGCGCGGCGTCGCCCATGACTTCGCTGAAGTCCAGCTCGACCAGCTCAGCGGAGCTGAAGAGGTTGGCCGGATTTTGCTTCTTGTGTGCCAGCGGGCTGCTGGCCGGGTCTTTGATGCCGGCGCAGAAAACCAGATAGTCGGTGCCCAGACTGGCGGGCGAGTCCGTGACCGCCAGGCCGACCAAGCCGCATTTGCCCGTCCCCGCGAAGTCGGGATCGATTTCGATGGAGGTGTAGACCTTCTGGCGCGCCTTGTTGAACGCGATGAGTTCCGGCGTGGGGTCCAGTTGCGCGAACAGTTCCGCCTTGCCGTCGGCGTTGTCTTCGACCTTGACCGCCAGGACATCGCCATACGCCTTGAAAGGGCTTTCAGGCAGCAGGCCGCGCATGTGTTCGATGTTGATGCGCGCGCCGTACTTCTTGGGGTCGTAGGTTTCGGCGATCTGGTGGAGCCATTTGCGCTCAATGACGCGGCCATCCGTGGTCTGGCCTTCCTGGGCAACGCGGAAAAACTTCTTGCTCATGGCGGGGAATCTCGCAGGGTTGGTGGTGTGCAGGGTCGCGGTCTTTCAGTGTTGCCATGTTGGCGGCAGCGCCGCGCGCGCGCTACGTCCTGCGGTTGTGGATCACGCAGCGACATCAGGGACTCTCACGCGCGCGCGAGGATTACCGGCAGCATGGCGACCATGTTGCAAATCACGGAACCGCTAGATCCTCGTCGCCGCGCGCGTCACCTCTACTGGATGGGGTGGCGCGTGTCGTCTATTGCGCGCGAGTTGGGGGAGAAGCGAACCACGGTCCATAGCTGGAAGACCCGCGACAAATGGGACGAGGCGTCGGCAGCTGAGAAGATCGAAAGCAGCCTGGAAACACGTCTTGCGACCCTCATTGCGAAGGAACGCAAGGAAGGCATCGACTTCAAGGAGATTGACCTTTTAGGGCGTCAGCTTGAACGCACCACACGTGTTCGTCGGTATGAAAGCGGCGGCAGGGAGTCGGACCTAAATCCGAACATTGAGCGGCGCAACGCGAGTCCGAAGAAGAAGCCGGAGCGCAATGCGATCAGCGAGGAACAGGCCGCCAAGCTGCTGCAGGCCTTCGAGCGCGAAATCTTCGGGTATCAAAAGGTCTGGTATCGCAACGCGGATCAGCGCACGCGCATGATCCTCAAGAGCCGCCAGATCGGCGCAACGTGGTACTTCGCCCGCGAGGCGTTGCTTGACGCGATCGCCACCGGGCGCAATCAGATCTTTCTGTCCGCGTCGAAGGCGCAGGCGCATGTTTTTAAGCAGTACATCATTGCCTTTGCACGAGAGCATGCGGACATAGACTTGAAGGGCGATCCCATCGTTTTGCCCAACGGTGCGCAGTTGATCTTTTTGGGAACGAACGCGCGTACGGCGCAGGGCCACCACGGTAATTTCTACTTCGATGAGTATTTTTGGGTTCCGCGGTTCACGGAGTTGAACAAGGTCGCGAGCGCGATGGCGCTGCACAAGCAGTACCGGAAGACTTACTTCAGCACGCCGTCCGCGATGTCGCATGAGGCCTTCAAGGTCTGGAACGGCGACCAGTTCAACAAGCGCCGTCCCAAGGCTGAGCGCGCGACGATTGACGTAACCCATGCCGCCCTGAAGGATGGCATGTTGGCAGCGGATCGAAAGTGGCGGCAGATCGTCACCATCATGGATGCGGAGGCCGGGGGCTGCAACCTCTTCGATATTGACGAGCTGAGGTTTGAATACAGCCCGGATGAGTTCGCGAATCTGCTGATGTGCGAATTCATCGACGACACGGCCAGCGTGTTCCCGTTGAAGGTCATGCAGTCCTGCATGGTTGATGCCATGGTGGACTGGACGGACGTTAACTGGTTCGGCCTGCGGCGGTACGGGCTGCATCCCGTTTCGATTGGCTATGACCCGTCGTTAACGGGCGACTCGGCCGGCCTTGTGGTGATGGCCTTGCCAACGAAGCCCGGTGGGATGTTCCGCGTTCTCGAACGCTACCAGCTACGCGGCGAAGAATTCGAGGATCAGGCAGAGCGCATCAAGCAGCTCATGCAGCAATACAACGTCGTGGACATTGCCATTGACGCCACGGGCCTGGGTCATGGCGTTTATCAGCTAGTGAAGAAGTTCTTCCCGCGCGTGCGAAAGATCATTTACAGCCCCGAAGTGAAAACGCGTCTTGTGTTGAAGGCACAGGAGCTGATACGCGCGGGCCGGTTCTTGTTTGATGCTGGCATGAACGATATCGCGGCGGCGTTTATGGCGATCCGCAAGACGATCACCGCAAGCGGCAACGCCATCACCTACACCGCAGGCCGTGCGAAAGAAACCAGTCACGCGGATCTTGCCTGGGCGTGCATGCACTCGCTCGACTATGAATCCCTGGCGGGCGAGAGCGCAGGCCGGACAATTTTGGAGATCAATTGATGAGTACCCTTGTCGACCTTCACGGCGCGCCGTTGGCGCATAGCGCCGGCCCCGCTTCGCGCTTTACTGCGGATACGTTCACGTTTGATGACGCCGTGCCGGTGATGGACCGGCGCGACATCTTGGACTATCTGGAATGCCTGGACAATGGGCGGTGGTACGAGCCGCCTATCAGCTTTGAAGGCTTGGCCAAGTCGTTCCGCGCCAGTACGCACCACAGCAGCGCCATCTACTTCAAGGCGAACGTGTTGGCCAGCACCTACATTCCGCACCCGCTATTGCCTACGGCCACCGTGAAAGAGCTGGCGCTCAACTTCCTGACCTTCGGCAACGCCTTCATCGAAAGGCGGCTCAGTCGCACTGGTCGAGTGGTGGGCCTGCGTCATTCGCTGGCGAAGTTCACGCGGGTAGGTGTCGATCCTGGCGCGTACTTCTTCGTGCCGCATTCGCGCGTAGAGCATGAATTCGAGCGCGACAGCATTTGGCATTTGCGCGAGGCAGACATCAATCAGGAGGTATACGGCTTGCCGGAATACCTCAGCACGCTGCAAAGCGCGTGGCTGAATGAGAGCGCCACGTTGTTCCGGCGCCGCTACTACAACAACGGCAGCCATGCCGGTTTCATTATGTACTTCACCGACGACGGCGCGAGCCAGGAAGACGTTGATTCAATCCGGGCAGCGCTGAAGGGTGCGAAGGGGCGGGGCAACTTCCGCAACCTTTTCCTGCATTCGCCCAACGGAAAGAAGGAAGGCGTGCAGATCATTCCGCTGAGCGAGGTGGCGGCCAAAGACGAGTTTCTGAATATCAAGGCGGTCACGCGGGATGATGTGCTTGCAGCTCATCGCGTGCCGCCTCAGCTCATGGGCATTGTTCCGGGCAATACAGGCGGCTTCGGCGCGGTAATGCCGGCGGCCCAGGTATTCGCGCGCAATGAGATTGCGCCGCTTCAGGCGCGGCTGTCGGAGTTGAATTCTTGGCTCGGGATGCCGGTCATGCAGTTCCGGCCGTATGTTGTCGCCGTCGATGATGAGGGGGACAGGCCGCCCCGTGTCCCGCACGCCTGACCGGCGCAGCCTACAGCGATCACCAGCCCCGCAATGCGGGGCTTTTTTTCGGCCCTGCCGCACGTCACCGCTGTTCGCCGCGCCGCGCTCCAGGCTTTACCGCGTGCGCCTCGTTCAAGCAGGGTTCGCCGGCCAGGTACTCGCGCAGCTCAGCCACGCGATCAAGTATGTCTTGACGATGACGCAGGCGGGCGGCGTGAGCTAACCCAGCTTCCAGGGCCACGATAACGCGCTGGAGGCGCCAGATCTCCCAGGCCATGGCGCGGGCCTCGTCGGTGGGGTTTTGCGCGTACAGCGTGCGTATGCGAGCCGCAGGCATAGGCGCGGGCGGCGGTCGGTCGATGAAATCCATGGGGCACCTCAAAACACTGTGTAAATATACAGTAGTTTGAGGGTGTGCATGTCCTGGCGCGCAGTCTTCCCCCCTCCGCGCCTGCGCGCTAAATGTGCGAGAAAAGACTCGACTCTGCGTCACCCCTTGGCGCCGACGTTGGCGCGCCTCAGCGGGCCGCTGGTGGGGCTTGGCAGGCGACGCAAAGCGACGCACCTACGACTCAGCGTTGCAAAGAGTTTTCGCAATGTTTGGGCGAAGGCCTTCCGACATGCTGGGCGCTAAGTGTTTCGGGAAGGGAACCCATGGAAATTACATGATCGTTTTGGTGACTTTCGCTACACCGTCTATGAGGTCCGAAACTTGAGCGGGAGTCGGTTCTTTATCCTTGTTGTGATCGCAAAGGTTTCGAATGTCGCCCAGATGCTGATTGAATCGCCATTGAGACGTGTCGATGATTCCTTCCGATTTCAGAGCTTCGTTGTAGTCTGCGATTGTCGGATTTTTTTTGGCAATGCGCACATTGCGATGAGCACATACTTCATGTAGATGTTTTTCCAGAACTACTCCGGCAATTGCACCGGCGGCCCGTGTAAATTTATGCTTGAGTAGCTCCCTAGCGGCGTCCAGCTCGGAATCGAATAGATCGGCTTGAACCAGCGCTCGAATGTCGTAGAGTGAGCTTTCAAACCGTCCCTTAAGTGAATTCAAGATGGCGACTTGCTGCCTTAAGTGGGGCATCGCCGATCCTGCGTCGGCGATCACCTCAGTTTGGAGCCGAGTCACCCGCAGCCCCTGCAGCGCGTCCTCAATCCGGTAATTTTCAAAGCCCACCTCCTTGCGGCCTTTGGGTTTCTCGTAAAGACGAATGAAGTCGGCCAGCCGCTCTGGTAGCAGCTGCTTAATCAAAGTGAGGGATTCGGAGTACCAACTCTGATAAGCCGAGAAGAAGTCTGGTAGCGCTTTGAGCTCGTCGGCTGCTTTCTTTGCGTCGCCCTCATGATGTTTGAGCACGACTTTTTCGTACTCTTTTCCGTAGCAGTGATGAGCAAATGCCTGCTGGAGCCGAATTGCGTCTGCGCTCAGTCGCGCAAAGTCTTTTTTGTATCTTTCCAAGTTTGATGGCAT